AACAGGTTTCCGATGTATTATTAATGGATTATGGTTATGAAAACATGTTATACACTACAAATATGGGGGCACGAGGCAAACAGGTTTCCGCAGGTTTTGGTGGTAAAAGATTAGATAATGGTATAAGAACAACCAAAAGCGTAAAAGCAATAGGATGTTCGATGTTAAAAATGCTAATTGAGCAAGATCAACTTAGAATACGTGATTTTAATACTATACAAGAATTATCTCGCTTTTCTAAAAAAGGAAATTCATACGAGGCAGAGTCAGGATCACATGATGATTTAGTTATGAATTTAGTTTTATTTTCTTGGTTGAGTGATCAAGATTACTTTAAAGAAATGACTGATATTAATACATTAATGAAACTTAGAGAAAAAACTGACGAACAAATTGAAGAAGAGCTTTTGCCGTTTGGATTTATTGATGTTGGTGAAGAATTCCCAGAAGATGATGGTTTTGCCCTTTAAAATCTTAAATCAATATTTTTATAAATAGAAACAGTGATATTTAAATAAACGCGTTTCTAATACAAAAGGAGAAAAATATGGCTTTTTCCGTAAGTCCTTCAGTTATTGTTCGTGAAGTGGACGCTTCTCAAGCGGTGCCAGCCATCTCAACACCACCTGCCGCAATGGCCGGAGTTTTTAGATGGGGTCCAGTTAACGAACCTATTCTCATCACGTCAGAGAACCAACTTGTAGATCGTTTCGGTAAACCGACTGACGATAACTACGAAACATTTTTTACAGCAGCAGATTATTTGGCATATTCTGACTCATTATACGTAACAAGAGCAGATGACGGATCTGTAACTGCTTCAGGTAATGCTTTTGAAGCAAAATACCCAGGCGCAATCGCAAATAATCTTGAAGTTGCGTGGGTTTCTTCAACAGGATATGAAACATTAGAGTTAGCAATAGGCGATATTCCTACTAACAAAATTTCTAATGTTGCTGTTGACCAAATAATTCCATTTAACAGTACTTCATTAGTGTTTGAAGTTTCTACAACTGATAGAATTACCACCGTTGACGCTGGCGATATCTTACTAATTGGTAATGATAACGTTGGTTATCAGGAAATTAAAGTGTCAGCATGGGCTGAGGTACCAATTAGTCAATCAAACACAGTTGTTGGCTACGAATATACTGCTTCTTTCGCTAATAGATATACATTGGCAGAATCAGATCTTGCATTACTTAAAGTAACAAAAAGATGGTCTTATAAATCATTGTTTGGTTCTCAACCTGATGCAAATCACATTCACGTTGCGGTCGTTGACACAACTGGCGCAATTACTGGTGAGTCAGGGGCAGTTGTCGAAGTGTTTGAAAACTTATCAACAACTGTAGGTGATACAAGAGCAGACGGTTCAGCAAAATACTTTGAAACTGTAATCAACAACATGTCTTCATGGATTAGCGTTGCAAATACACAAGCTATAGGTACTGCAGCAACATCATTATCCGAATATGAAAACTTAACAGGTGGTACAGACGCAACGACAGAATCAACAGCTACTTTGGCTCACTTAGGTGCAGCGTGGGATACATTTAAAAACGGAAATGAAATTGATATTTCGTTTGTCCTACAAGGTAAAGGTGATAATGGCGGTACAAGAGCAAATTATATTGTATCAAACGTTGTTGAATATCGTAGAGATTGTGTTGCATTCCTTTCACCTTCTAAAGAGGCGGTTGTTGACGAAGTAAAAACAAATGCTAAATTGACAAATGCTATTACATATCGTAACTTAATCCAAAGCTCAAACTATTGGTTTATGGATAGTGGTTATAAATATCGTTACGACAAGTACAATGATACATATCGTTGGACTCCTTTAAATGGCGATATGGCAGGTCTAGCAGCTCGTGTAGATCCTTGGGAATCACCAGCAGGTTTCCGTAAAGGCATCATTAAGAACGTCGTTAAGCTCGCGTTTAACCCGAGTAAACCACAACGTGACCAGTTATATAGTTCAGATATTAACCCAGTAATGTCTCAAATCGGACAAGGTATTGTTTTATTTGGTGATAAAACAGGGCAAGGCTACATCAGCGCCTTTGATCGTTTAAATGTTCGTAGATTGTTCATTGCCGTTGAAAAGGCAATCGCAACTGCTGCTGAGTCATTCTTGTTCGAATTAAACGATGAATTTACACAAACACAGTTTAAAAACATCGTTGATCCGTTCTTACGTGATATTCAAGGAAGACGTGGTATTATTGATTACAGAGTCATTTCAGATTCTACAGTGAATACTCCTGAAGTCATAGATCAAAACAAGTTCCGCGCAAGCATCTTTATCAAACCTGCACGTTCTATTAATGTTATTGAACTTACATTCGTAGCAACAAGAACTGGTGTAGAGTTTGATGAAATCGTTGGCCAGTTAACTTAATAAATAGATTTAAAAAGGAGAATAGAAAATGGCATTTAACATCAACCAGTTCAAATCCGAACTCGTCGGTGGCGGTGCACGTCCTACGCTATTCCAAGTTCAAATCACTAACCCTGTAGACTCATCGGCCGATTTCAAAGTACCATTCATGGTGAGATCGGCTGGAATTCCTGAGTCAGTTGTTGGTCAATATACAATTCCTTATTTTGGCCGCGAAGTAAAATATGCAGGTGATAGAACTTTTGCGGATTGGACAGTCACTGTTATCAATGACGAAGACTTTGCAGTGCGAAACGCGATGGAAGCATGGTCAAATTCAATCAATTCACACGACTCTAACAGCAGAGCATTACCACAGAATTATAAGTCTAATGGTATTATTACTCAATTTAGTAAAGATGGAAGAGCCCTTCGTACGTATGTATTTGAAGGTATGTTCCCAGTTGCTATTGACGGTATTGCAATGGATTGGTCTGCGCAAGATACAATCGAAGAGTTTAGTGTCACATTCCAATATGATTTATGGAGAGTTGAAGGAATTACTGGCATCCCAACAACTTAATTATATTATGAAGGATTAAAAAGTGAAGATTTTTGGGTTTGAAATAAAAAGAGAAGAGGAAGAGACCGAGAATATTCCGGTCTCTTTTGCTGAGCCGTCAAACGACGATGGTGCCATTACAGTTGGTAATGCGCTTGGTGGTTTTTATGGCACTATGCTCGATATGGAAGGTTCAGCAAAAACTGAGTCTGAATTAGTAACTAAATATCGCGGAATGTATATGCAGCCTGAGATTACTCAAGCTGTAGATGAAGTAGTGAACGAAGCAATAAGTGTAGACACTAATGACAAAGTAGTCGAAATAGTATTAGACGATACCGACTTACCGGATAAAGTTAAAAAGAAAATAGCTGAAGAATTTGATACTGTTCTTTCTTTATTAGATTTTTCCAGTACCGGATATGATACGTTTTCAAAATTTTACGTAGATGGTAGAATTAATTATCATATGATAATTGATAATGATAACCTTAAAAAAGGTATCATTGAATTAAGATATGTTGATCCGCGCAAATTAAAACTTATCCGTGAAATGGATAAAAGAGAAAAAGATCCTCATTCTGGCATACCAGTTAAAAAAGTTAGAAACGAGTATTATATGTACTCAGAAAATGGTTTTGGGTCTGATACAAAATCTTCTTCAACAGGTACTGTAGGATATAAAATTTCTAAAGATTCTGTTGCTCGTATTACTTCGGGTTTAATGAATGAAAACAACTCTTTAGTTCTTTCTTATTTACACCCTGCAATTAAACCTTTAAATCAGTTAAGGATGCTTGAAGATGCTACAGTCATTTATACTCTTACAAGAGCTCCTGAAAGAAGAATTTTCTACATTGATGTTGGTAACTTGCCTAAATCAAAGGCTGAACAATATCTAAGAGATATGATGACTCGTCATAAAAACAAGCTTCAATACAATTCATCTACTGGTGAAATTACTGATGCTCGTAAGATGATGACAATGACAGAAGATTTTTGGTTCCCACGTCGTGGCGGTGAGCGTTCAACAGAAGTTGATACATTGGTCGGCGGTTCTTCGCAGGCATTGACATCAGACGAAAATATGCAATATTTCCAAAGAAAATTGTATAAAGCTCTTAAGGTTCCTATTACTAGACTTGAACCGGAAACTATGGCTACCTTTGGTCGTTCTTCAGAAATTACTCGTGATGAATTAAAATTTACAAAGTTTATTCGTAGAATTAGATCGCGTTTTTCTGCAATTTTTACTATTATTCTTGAAAGACAATTAATTCTTAAAGGGATTATGACTCCTGAAGAATTTAAAGAAATTCGTAATAATATTAGATACGATTTTGTTCAAGATAATTACTTTGAAGAATTAAAAGAAGCTGAAATCCTTCGTGAAAGAATGCAAACATTACGTGATGTTGAAGAACATGCCGGTGTTTATTATTCTCGCGAATGGATTATCCGTAATGTTCTACAAATGTCAGAGGAAGAAATGACAGAAATGAAAGAACAGATCGAAACCGAAAAAGAAGAATATGGCGATCCAAACGATCAAGAACCGCAATAAATAAATAAAAGTAAAGATACTTTAGGAGATTAAAATGAAATCGTTTAAAACTATTTTGTCGGAAGTTGCAAAAGACGCAAGAAACGATGAAGATAAAAGGTTTAAAGACCAGCACATTGTACAAAAATTTGATTATCCTGTTGAAGGTTCTGATGCCATTTTCAAAGGTACAATTGATAAAAAGCCTCGTTTGGCAGATGACGGTTCTGACACGAATTACGATCAAGCTTATGCTAAAAAACAAACTAGAGGCAAAGCTTTAGGTGAAGAAACGGAGCAACTTGACGAAATCTCAATGGATCTGGCTAAAAAAGTTTTTTATAAACGCAAATCTCAAGCTTTTGATGCAGCTCATCGCGGTGATCGTAAAGTGGCAAATAAATTAGCTGATAAGAAAAATAAAACAAAGGCTTATATTCAAGCTCGCGAAGAAGCAGAGCAAATCGACGAGGTCACTTCTTCAGCTATTAAAAAACCGGTAAATATTACTGGACCGGACGGAAAAACACGCACCGTCATGAAAAAGGCAAGAAATGATAGAACCGATGACCGAGGTCAAACTATAATGACTAGACGTGAAGAAACAGAGCAAGTAGACGAATTTCACGCAA